GCCAGCTTTATGCGTTGCCCCGTATGAGAGCTTTTCTAGCCTGGAATTTAGAATGCACATACCACCTGATGTCTGGGGCCCCTTTTTCTGGCACACAATACATATCGCGGCACTTGGATATCCTTCCGCACCTACCTACGCTCATAAAAAGGCGGCTAAAGATTTCTATGAAAGTCTTAAGATTCTTATACCCTGCCCTGCCTGCCGTGACCACTACAATAAGCATCTCGAGAAATACCCTATTACACCACACCTCGATAGAAATTCTGATCTCTTCAAGTGGACGATCCTCTTACACAATGAGGTAAATAAGGCACTAGGAAAGCCGGTATTTACTGAATCTCAAGTTCTGAAGGGATATGCGAGACTTGGGGCTATAAAACGCTCACCAATTTGGACACCAGATGACTTTGCCGAGGCTGATTGGAAGGCTAGAACTCAGGGCATTGCTCTAGGCGTAGGTGTAACAGGGGTTGCTGGAATCATTATCTGGATGCTGAGATCAAAAGATTAACCTACATCAGATGGGTGAGGAACCAGAAAAAAATCATACCCTCTTACAAAACTTTCCAGAGGAAATTTACGTTGGGCTTCAAACTTACAAGGCCGCCAGGCCTCTTAAGAAAAAGGTCAAGGAAGTCTTCGTCAAAAAGGCCATGACTGATGAAGAAATCGAAGCAAAGGAGGGTTTCTACTTCAATGAAAAAGATGTCGACAAGATTTACGACGAGGATGTTGATATTTACACAGAGGATGAGAAGGGAGAGAAAAAGCTTCTAGGCAAACTTAGAAAAAAGGTCATTGATCCAGAAATCATAAAAACCGGCTGGGAAGGTTTCTGGATTACCGCCGCACCGTCTAGAAATCGCGGTGCTGCAGCTGGTCCGATCGATCTCAAAGGGAAATACTGGCAAAAGAGAAAGGATACCTTGACGAAAGTGGTGGGGCATTCAGCGATGGCTGGTAAGATGCGGGTAAACAACAATGTCTTTTCTTCAGTTCTAGGATACTTTGATGCGACGCCCTTTATGAAACTTCCCTGCCGCTTGACATCATATACCATGCGTTTCTGGAAATACTATAACCATGGTCTTCCTTTCATCCGTGCCATCGATCAATGCTTCGCCGCCCTAGTCCCCGAGAGACATGCTCTACAAGAAAGAGCGGCCAAAGAGAAACCCCTTTTACACATTCCCCAAACGGCCTTTTCTTCTGTGACAATTAATCGCAATTTCCGCACAGCACTTCACAGAGATGCTGGTGACTTTCGAGAAGGTTATGGTAATCTTTCCGTCATTGAACGTGGTGAATACCACGGAGGCTACACCCTTTTCCCCCAGTATAAGATTGGATTCAATGTGCGAACAGGAGATTTCTTGGCCATGGATGTTCATGAATGGCACTGTAACACAGAACTTGTTGAAACTGAGGCTGATAAGAAAGCAAATGAGAAAATGCCAAAGATTCACAAGGATGATCCTGAAACTGGCACACTTGGCTCAGAAAAGTCTTTTAGTCGTGTATCATTTGTCTGTTATCTCCGCGAAAAGCTCCGCAAGTGTAATGATTCTCAGACCCGCAAATATTTCCACAAGATTGGCTTCAATCCGACAACAGGAAAGTTCAAGCCAAAAAGGACTACTAGGAAATTATAAGCTGTTCGCGAGAAACCAAAATAAAATTCAAGCACAACAAAGACTTGCTTGAATTTTATTTTTTGATCTTCCTGAATCAGAATGAGTGTAGTTGCTCCTGTATCATCGAGCGGCTCCACAGCATCATCAACAGCAGAAGAAATTCTAAAAGGCCTTGGAAGAGTATCTAGTTCAGTATCATCTTCCACAGGTCAAGCTTACAGCTATGCTTCTTCATATGCTACCCCAGAGACTGGATCATATACACTAAATGTCCTCTTTTACATGGTCCTATATGCTTTTATTCTCTTTCTTGCTCTCGTATTGATACATTTTACAGTATACCCTGTTTTTATATTTACACCTGGTGCCAAAGGACTTATCGGCGTTTCTTCAACAGATGACAGTCTTGTATACTGGAACAATAAGAAACAACCAACCGCAAATATATATGGCCCACTCGATAAGGATCCCATTGGAAAGTATCCCTTTATAAATAATTTTTCATTTTCAGTCGATCTTTTTGTCCGTAAAATGACTGATTCTACAGCCACAACCCGTGTTATTTTATACAAGACTTATGCGAATGGCGAACAAGTAACACCTCGTCCTCCAACAGCCATCGCTGATCCCTTAGGGATATCTCCATCACTAGACCAAATGACGGATATTACAAACAAATATATGAATTCCAAGGTATCTATGTTCATGTATTTAACACAGACAAATGACTTGGTAGTAACATTCTTTAGTGGCAATAACGGAACGCCATATAGTAGTAGACAAATCAAAAATATTCCTCTATATACTCCCTTCCGTGTAACAGTTGTTGTTGAAGACAAGACTTTTACTGTATATATCAATGCTAAACAAGCATTCCAACGGTCAATACCAATCACGAATCCTATCGCTTTGAATACCTACGGTCCCTTGAGTAATATCATACAGAATTCTCAGCGTTTCTTCCCACCACCTATATGGGCGGATTCGCCAGTAAAGACAATCTTTCTTCAGAATTTACACGTATGGAATCGTGCGATCAGGTATAACGAAGTTCAAACCGCACAACCCGCATTAGCCTTGGAATCAGATTTTGATATGCAAAAAGAATCTGGAAAGTCTTCCTGTGCAACATAAGTCTAAGGCGATAACGTTTCTGTTGTTAACGATAGAATGGTAATAGAGATTATTCTCTTTATCGCAGTTGCCATAGCAATAGCATATTTGGTATTAATGTTAGTTGGAACACCACCAACATATCAGGGAGAAAAGGCTCTCTATGAGTTATCTGGGTCTGAAACTACAGTTCTACCAGCGACCAACTCTCCTTGGGATGGTCGTCCATGTTCTATTCGTTTTGCCATCTACGTTCAACAGGCACCCAAGACACTTTCAAAGGTCGATTGCGTAGACACAGCAACCCCTTTAACACAGTTCGGCCCATCATGTTCAGATTACAGCTTCAAATCCTGTAAATGTGATGGAACAGTCTGCTCTGGATGTAATGTGACATCGAGCTATCTTTCAAAAGTTCTTTACATTGGCGATGTATTTGAGATGTGGGCATCAGGATATACTTCTACAAATGATAAGCCTCTAGTCCCGGCACTAATTAAGATAAAAACAGCACAGGATTCACACAATCATTTCGTAGAAAGCATCTCTCTTCCGGCGATTCCACTACAGCGATGGACAGTCGTAACAATTGTGAAAGAGGGTCGTCGCTTTGATATTTATTATGGCCAGAAGGTGGTTGCGTCTAAGCTGTGTGACTATGTCCCCTTAACACCTTCAGGTGCGGATTGGAGAGCTGGGGGTATGGTGGGCTGGACAGGCAAAATTGGTCTTTTCACAGGGATCTCCAAAGCGGAAACACAAGAAGATGTTAATGCTGATGTGGAAGCACTCGTAAATACACGCGGTATACCGTTTTATCTTGACAGAATAAATTTTACTTTTGATGTGAAAATACCAACCTGTGTCTTTGGAAACTGTAATACTCTCCCCCCTGTAAAACCCCTCAATCCTTTCGCTGTTTATGCGACCAATGTACAGTAATATAAGGGCCTATTAGTCTCTAAGACTTCGTAAAGATATAACGTTAACCACAATAGTGCTTAACTTTAGATTCAACCGCATTTTATATTGAATGATAACAGAATGAATTCGTCCGCGAATGGTAGAAATAGTTCATCAGGCACGGTCCGCAATGTTATAGGTGCTATTCTATTTGTGCTTGTCTGCATAGGTCTATATTACTTATACAACTTTTTGTATGGATCAATAGCCTCTAAATCAACGGTCACTATGTTAACTGGAACGATTCCAATGACACAGATCGGTGGAACGATTGCCACTAACTCAAAGAAGTATGCTGCGAGCACTAATCTCACCGGCGTAATGGATGGTGGTCAATACTCAACGAGCATGTGGGTCTATGTCGCCGACACAAAGGGCTTTAGTGCCGTATCAACCCCTCTAGCACATTTGATGGAAATCTCAGACGATCGTTTTGATGCTACAGCTGCGAATGTAGGCAATACGCTCCTCTTTGTTGGTCTAAATCCTAAGAATGGATCACTTGTCGTCCGCCAATCAACAAGCGATACCGCAGTTCAGATAAATAATAATATGCCATCTGGTGCCCCACCAACATCAACTCTCTACCCCCTTGATTCTTTAATCGGCGGATACACGACAGGAACAACATTCACATCAAACGACAGCTGTGATATTATGAATGGAATCGAATACCAACGCTGGATTTTAGTGACGACGGTCGCCAATGGAAGAACACTAGATGTCTATGTCGACGGTAAACTTGCCCGGTCATGCGTCTATAAGGCCAACTATTCTCTTGGAAGCACTGGCGGCAAGGCGACAGCTTACTTTGGATACAATAATGGAGGCAATCTTAAGGGCTTCTTCTCAGATGCGAACTTCTACAATTACTCTCTTACGCCCGACGCAGTCTGGGCCATATACCAAGCTGGCCCTGGTGGGCCTACGAGCTTGTATGATTTCTTTGCTAATCTCTTTGGCATCAATGTGAGCTTCCAAAAGAATGCCACATCGTCTAACTGCCCATCTGTATCTTCCGAATAGATAATCTAACGATTCTAAATTCTAGTAAGTCTAAAAGTTGATCATTATTATGCTTAACTTTTATATTTTGACAGTCCATTTTAGAATGGATACTTCCAGCACAGATATATTTCCACAGATCGTGATAGCAGTCCTTATATCTGCTGCTGTCTTCTTTGTATATCTCATAATCGAGCAACTCTACAGAGCCTATCTCGGCTACGGAAATGCTCGTATTGTGGTCTATCCTTTTACAGGCTCGTCGACGAAAATTATTCAACAGGATCCGAATGCCGCTGGAAGTGTAACACTACCTGCTTCCGATAATCAGTTGACCGGCATCGAATTTTCATATTCGACCTTCCTCTATATTTCGGATGATACCGATGATGGCGATGGACGCCTCAAATGGAAGTCTGTCTTCTATAAGGGATATCAGTCTGGCCCCTTCCCTCTCTTAGGCCCTGGCGTATTTGTCTCATCTGGCCAGGCCAATGGAACAACTCTAAGAATCATCATGAACACCTATGACAAGTGGTTTAACGCACTCGATGTTAACCAAATCCCACTCAACAAGTGGTTCCACTTGGCCATCATTCTACGTAATAGCAATCTTGAGGCCTATATCAACGGCAATCTTGCGAATAAGCTTTCCCTCAAGGGCACTCTCCCCTACCAGAACTATCAGCCACTCATACTCTTCCCTAATACTAAGACTGGTGGAGGTGTGGCCATTGCGGAGAATCCATCCTCAGGCTTCGATAATAGTTCAGGAACAGCCCCTGCATTCGGCATTCCCGCTGGAGAGAGCTTCTATGTTGCGGGTAAGTTTGCAGGATACATAAGTAACTTGGTCTATTTTACATATGCTCTCACATATTCTGAGATACAAAATCAGCTTAATATAGGCCCGAGCAGTAAGTTTGATGAGTCTTCCATGGATAAGCCGCCATACTTGATCGATACATGGTGGACGCAACGCAACACTTAGTGTGCCTTGAAAGCCTAAGGCTTATAGAGCTCTTCCGCACCTCTTAGCAGAATGCCCGGTGGCGGTCTGTTAAGTTTAGTATGTTTTGGAACACAAAATGTGCTCCTATCGGGCAACCCCGATATGACCTATTTTTACAAAACATTTAAGAAATACACTCACTTCGCACTCGAATCCACGTCAAAGCTAATGGACGGCCCCACCGATTATCCATACGACAAGTCCATTCAAGTGAAGGCGAGAATTGATCGCACTGGCGATCTTCTCACAGATCTGTATTTCTCCTTCCAGATTCCCGCCATTTACAGCAAGTATCGCAACATCGATCCAGTCAATGGCCCCACCACACAATCAGAATTCCAGTGGGTGCGAGCCGTCGGTGCAGCCGCCATCCAATCGGTCTATATAACCGTCGGCCCCAACAAGATCCAAGAATTCACTGGCGAGTATCTGATGGCCCGTGCTCTAGTCGACTATCCCGCGGATAAGTATGCAAAGTGGCAGCAACTCGTCGGCGACGTTCCTGAAATCAATGATCCCGCAAACGGCCTCTACGGAAATGCTACAGCCACACGTGGTGAGTATCCGACAGTATACCCTGATATAAGAAACACAACCCAAAACAACACTCCATCAATCCCCTCTTACACAGTTTACGTACCGATCCCCTTCTGGTTCACTGAAGAAGGTCAGGCACTCACCCTCGTAGGCCTCCAGTATTATACGGTCGATATTACCATTAATATGAATCCTTCTCAAAGCCTATACACTGTAAGAGACTTATTTGGTAACCGCACAGCACCAGGATACCGCGTCGACATGACACGTAATAATCCTCTTTCTCCAAATACACCAAACTATATTAATGCTGACGCTACGCCCACACAAATTAACAATTTTCTCACAGATATTGGTCAGACAATTCCCCCACTCAACAACTGGAGCTTCGCACCCACCATACACACAACCTATGCATTCTTGCCTGAGACTGAACGTGTAATATTTGCCAGCACTCCGCTCATGTATGTGACACGCCAGGTAACACAGATCTCATTTCAAGAAATTCTTGGAAATTCACTTCTTGATCTTGATATCCATAACCCCGTAACACGTCTCATTCTTGTCCCTAGACGTTCTGACAGCCTATTATACAAAAACGATTTCGCCAATTTCACAAATTGGGTGAATTATCCAAAGAGACCAAAGACGAATACTGACGTTCCAAGCAATAGTCAATATATTGAGTCAGAGGCCGCAACAGGTCTTCTCGTTGCAAATTCACAAATGGATATCATTCAGAATATGCGTATATTGGCGGATGGCAATGAGATCCAAGAACTCAAACCAAACTCCTTTTACACAGACCTTACCGCCTTCAGATATCTTTCTGGTGGTGCTAAAACACATATCCCAGTTTACACCTTTGAACTCCACAGTCCCACCGCACAGCCGGCAGGTTCTATCAACAGCAGCAGAATCCGCAGATTTCAGCTTGACCTACAAGTGTGGCCCTTGCCTACCGCTACTACATACATATACAGCATGAACATCTATGTAGAAAATCTCAACTTCTTCCTTGTTGAGTCAGGTATGGGCGATAACAAGTATGCCCTATAAACGCCGTGTCTTATGTCCCTTTCCCTTTGCCTTTGCTTTTCCCTTTGCCTTTGTAAGCTTTTCTGTTTTGGCCCCATGAGCCTTCCCTTTGGCCGGCTTCATGAGCAAAATTTCAGGATATCCAGATTTCCTTCTAGGATTCATTTTGATATACTGAGGCCAGCGTTTGATCATGGCCCCAACAGCTGCTTTCTGCTTAGCAACACGCGTCGCCATACCGTCGTCCTGCATGCCACCAGGCTCCTTGTAATAGGCCGTCTTGGGTGCTACGAAATTCAAACGAACAACTACTCCATCCGCCTCCCAGAACTGCAAAGTTCGCTGGTAATCCTCTTTCTCGGAGCCAAACTTTAACTTAAGAGCGGAATCGGATCCAGGATTCAAGCAACCCCAGAAGCTTCCGATAATAAAACGTAAATCTGTCGTGACCGTGTCCTTCATGAAAAAACCATTCGGCACAGGATAAACACCCCACAGACGTGCTCCCGCCTTGTCGCACTCACTAAATCCTCTGTTGATGACCGTGGTCAATGAACGCAACGGCTGCTCATGACGCTTTGAGCTTCCGTCAAACTCGATGAGGCTTCGCACATCATCGTCCATAAATACGAGTCGCTTGCCCTTCGGAAAGTAATCAAAGATGAAGTTACGGACCTCAGCCAACCCTTTTACACCAACCACGATATGCCCCACTGAGTCGCCAATCTCCTTGTATAGAGCTTCTTGTTCCTTATTTGCAACAAAGACATAAATCTTCGATTTAGGGATTTTATACTCTTGTAAAACAGCTAATGTCTTTTCCTTGAGTGTGGTAACACGATTATAGGATGGGATAACGACGACCCAGTCCATTTGTTTAGAAGATAGATTTTCTATTGACCGCCAACATTAGAAATATGGCTGATCCTACTACAACAAAAACACTTAAGCTAAATCCGGCCGACATCCAAGTCGACGAGTCATTGCCATCATATCCTTTGATAAATGCCGATATTCTATTGCCAAAAATAACAGATAAAGAAGTGGCAGATGGAAAACCCTTACGCCTCGCTGCTAGACAAAAGGTGGCAAATAACTTAAATACGCTCATAGCTGAACAAAAATCTATGAAAAAAAATATTCAATCTTCGTGGGATAGTTTGGTTGATATTGATAGATCATCACAGCAAGCTATTTTAAATATATATAAAAGTCCTATTTATCTCGATGTATTTAATTATATTAAAACTGAACTTGTTTGGTGGAATAATAATATAGAATTATCTCCTCGTCAGATAAATACCCGTGATTTGAAATATGATGAAATTTTATCGTCGAAACAATCCGCATTTAATAATTTCATGAAGGCTACGCTTTCTACTGAAGAACAAAAGAAGATTCTTGCAAATAAGGAAAAGGAAGATAAATCGGCCGCAATACGTAATCGCACAACATATAATGATGTTACTGACACCGCATCATCTATCGTAAATATTCTATTTTGGACAATATACGTAATTGTAGGCTTGCGTTGTGCTTCTTTCGCTGCGAATGAATATCTCTATAAACCTGTGCCATATAGGTTTCTCGCATTTGTTTACACCTTCATATTTGTTCCTATATTCGGCCCCTATTACTTATGGAAGGGAATTGAAAATTATTTTTGGGAGACGCCTCTTCCTCCATATGAGGGCTTCTTTCCCCTTTTCCCATATGATAAATCAGAGCCACTCGATTTTAATCGCAGATTATTTGGATATAATAATACACTTGAACTAAGAGAATGGATTGGGAAAAAGCAGGCTGATGAATCGAAAGCGAGAGATGACGCTATCTTAAAGGGCATGAAGGAGAAGATTATTGCTGAGCACAGTGGGTAATATTTAAGATCATGAAAGGCTAAAGAAAAAAGTCATCTATAATCTAATGTCTAAGCCATTTGTGTCTGTTCTAACACCTACCTACAATCGACGCCGCTTTATTCCCTGGGCCATTAAGTGCTACGAGGCACAGACATATCCAAAGGATCGAATGGAGTGGATTGTCTTGGACGATGGAACTGATTCGGTTGCCGACCTATTTGATCCTAACGTGGTCAAGATCCTAAATCTGAGATATATTCGCCTTGATTCGCAAGAAAAGATGCTTATTGGTGCGAAGCGTAATCTTCTACACAAGGAGGCTAAGGGAGATATCATGATCGCCATGGACGACGATGATTACTATCACCCTGACCGTGTCCACCACGTGGTCCAGAAGTTCGAGCAGAATCCGAGTATCCAACTCGCTGGTTCATCCGAGATTTATATCTATTACAGCGATATCAAGAAGATCTATAAGTTCGGTCCATATGGGCCGAATCATTGCACGAATGGGACAATGGCCGTGCGTCGCCAATACGCGACCACACATCTATATGATGAGACAGTTACACATGCTGAAGAGAAGTCTTTTTTAGAGGGTTATAAGAATCCGATGATTCAGCTCGATCCCTTCAAGGTCATGCTCGTCTTGAGTCACACCGAGAATACATTCGACAAGAAAAAGATGCGGGATCAGGTTAGCCCCTTTGTTAAGGCGACCAATTTCAAGATCAAGGATTTTATTCGCCCAAGTGATATCAGAAATTTTTATGCGAATGCATAAGGAAGACCTAAGGCCTAATAAACGCTTCTTCATAGAATATGAATAGCCTTCAGTCTTTACGAAATCATATGGAAATGTTTCAACAAATATTTCTAAATGCTCTCACCGATCAATCCCCTTTTACACAACAACCTGAACATATAAAAACACCGCTCAGAGCTCACCAACTTTCCGCACTGCACTCCATGAAGGAAAAGGAAGTCGCTCTGAGAACAGGATACACTGTCCCAGGAACAAATGAGACACTATTTAGTCAGTATGCCTTCCTAGGAGATCGCACGGGTGTCGGCAAGACTTTTATGGTTCTTGGTCACATCAGTCAAATGAGTCTAGAGCCTTTAAGACAAGTATCGATGAGTAATTTACATGTAAGCAGCACCGCCGCATGTTTTTCTATTTATCCATATGTTGAACCAACACCACTTTATGATTCTCTAGTGGTGGTTCCTCACACTATTTATAGACAGTGGCAAGATACGGTAAAAAAAGACACCAGTCTCAAGGTAGTATTTCTTAAGACGGCCAGGGACTTAGATAAAGATTCTCTCGTAACAAATCTCGGAGCAGCTCATTTAACACTAATTAGCAACACTCTCCTGCCCCTGTTCATGAATTCGATGAAGGCCAGAAATCTCACACCCACTTGGCGGCGTGTATTCTACGATGAGGCAGATACAATTAAGATTTCTTCAACAGTTGAACCTCCTCAGGCAATTATGACATGGTATGTTACAGCATCATATAATAATCTCCTTTTTACAAATCAGTATTATCATTCATATACTCTTAGACAACTCCCCCAACCCTTTGTCAACAGTCTACATCCTAAGTTGAAAAGCCTTATACAATTATATACCGATAATCACCCAGTAGTCACTTTCTTTAAAACACAGAGTAATGGATTTTTCATGAGTCGCATAAAGTCTCAACATCCTCTGCGATCATCTCTCGTTATCATAAATTCTGATGAGTTCTTGGACACTTCTGTTCTTTTACCACCACTCATAAGTCAAGTAATACGCTGCGAAACGCCGATCTCACAACGTATTGTTCAGCATGCCATATCTACCGAGGTTGAATCGATGTTAAATGCCGGCGATATCCAGGGTGCCTTACAGAGTCTAGGTATCAGTTCTCACACGAATGTGACAATAGTCGATGCGGTCTGTGAGGCAAAGATAAAGGAAAAGGAGCGTCTGGAGCGTCTTCTAGTCTTCAAGCAACAAGAAACCTACGCTACTCCCCAGGCAAAGGAAGCAGCTATTGCCGCATTAGAGGAAAAAATTCAGAGAGTAAAAGGGCAAATAGATGATATTAAGGCACGTGTAGAATCAAATGATTCATGCTCAATCTGTTTTGATACGCAGGATAATCCGGTAATTACTCCGTGCTGTTCGAAGATCTTTTGTGCTTCGTGCATTCTGCCGTGGATGGCTCGCACTCTAGCCTGCCCCCTTTGTCGTTCAGCATTCCATCCGAGCGAACTTCGAGCTATTGGAGAGAATATTCCTCGCGGCCCTGATGCGAGGGCAAGGCTTCCCAAGAAATCTGATGCACTCATAAAAATCTTGGAGGATAATCCTAATGGAAAGTTCCTCATCTTCAGCCGCTATGAGAATCCCCTTTTTTCCCTATATGAACGTCTATCTACTTCCTA